TTGGCCTTGAATTGCTCAATCTCAGCAGAGCCTTGTAACTTGGCCTGCTCTAGCTGCATCTTGCCCTGTTCAATCTGCATTTGGCCCTGCATCTTGATCTGCTCAGGGTCTGGTGGAGGCGGTGCCGGGGGCTTAGGCGCTGCCAATTTAGCCATAGCATCATCAAAAGCCGCCTCCATTGGTCTGCCGCCTTTGAATGCGCGTACCCCAAATAACAGCATTTCAGCAATCAGCGGGGTGATGTCAGGCGCGGCCTGTGCCACGGGCAGGGCTTTTTCCATGAATGCGCCCGTAGCCTGCAAGAACTCCATGCGCGAGGCTTTTTCGGCCTGCTCGTCCATTTCAACGAGGGAATCTGAGGCGACTTCGATGCGGAATGAACGTGCAGGCTCGGATTTGATTAACTCCAGCGCAGCGGGTACGTGTTGCGCGTCCTGCGTACCCATGATGCCGGACATATTCACCAGCGTTTCAGGTGAGTACAAATCGCACATCAGTTGCGCCTTGATCTGCAGGATAGCGCTGGCGTACTTGGCTACGTCAATCTGTAGCGATTTCAGGCGAAGGCTGGCGTATTGGCTTTTGATCTGCTGGGCAGTGGCGGTTTCACTTGCGACACTAGCGCCACGGATAATGTCGGACAGGCCGGTAACTTCGTAGATAACCTGTTTCGCCTGATCGCGTGCAACGTAGCATTCACGCAATGCCATCAACACGGAATCAAGCGGCATGAAATCAACCGTGCCCTTTAGCCCGCCTTTTTCACCAAAAGCCGCCCAATTGTCTACCGGGATGAGCGTATTGTTCACGCCCTCGTTGAGCATGCGCTGAATGCCAGGCTGCGATGAGTCGTAAACACCCACCACCTTAACCGCCTCAACCAGCATGTGAATGCGGTTTGTCAGCTTGTCCAGTTCGTCGGCTTGGTCCTGATATAGCGCGTAATCAGGGACAGGAACCAGCGTATCAGTTGACTGCGTTGCATAGAGTGGTTTCGGACAAGGCCAAAACCCATCCAGACCATAGGGGTCTTCCTTTTCATCCAGCGTCTTGGAATGGCCCTCAGCCACCCATATGACGGTTTCGCTGGATTTGTCCCATATCTCCCAGACTTGCGCCTTTTTATTGGCGTCGTCTTGAGATTTACTCTTGTCCTCGTCAAGTCCGATTGGCTCATGGGTCAGGGGGACATCTGAAAACTCTTCACCGAACCGCGCTGTTCCCTCTTTACGGGACAGATAGACTCGACGGGCCACCCATGTGACCTCGTCCCAAACCCGAGCCGGTGAGCATCGGAAGTCTTCCCAATAGACGTAATCCGAGCATGTACGTTCTAATTGCGTATCTTTTTGTTCAATATCAGTTTCTGGTGATTCAACATCAACCGACTCGAATCTAATCCATGTCGTGCCGCGTCCAGGCAATAGCCTATCCAGTACCGCCGCCTTGATGGATGCGTCAAAATCGCCGTAATGGTCGATCTCGAACTGTAGCGCCCGCTCAATGATGATTGAGGCTGTACGACCTACAGGGTCTTGGTCTTTGAATCGCCGTTCAACCTGTGCCCGTGGTGTCTTGCCGTACAAAGCCGGTAGCATGGTCTGAATATTTGACCAGAGAATGTTATAACGCTTGGTTGTGTCGGCCCATCCGGTACGCTCATCCCGATAGCGCCTGACGATCTTTTTACCACGCTTGACGAACTTTTCATCTTCCTTCTTGGAGACTTTGAGCTTATCCAGCCAATCGCCAGCCGCGTCAATCTTGATTTCGTCGGTCATGCTGTCACCGTTGCAGATACCGCGCCATTGGTCACGAACGGCACGCCGTTAGACCATGTGGCTGGTGCGTTGGTGGAAATGCACAAAGCGCCCGTTGGTGTGATCGGTAGCCCTGAGCAGTACGTGGTGTTTGCAGGCAGTCCTGCCGTTGCGTCTACATAGAACAATCGGCCTGTGGCGTCAAAGCTGAGGCCGTTGCAGACATAAGCGCCTGATACTAGAGTGGCGCGGATTCGTGGGGCTGCGTCGTTCTCACATCGAAGCGAGTTAAACACAGCATCAGCCGCGTTATCGGCTGCGCTGGTTAAAACGACCTGATCGGAAACGATAGGGGCGAGCATTAATACCTTTCGGTCTTACGGGGGGCCATATCCCAAAGCTCGTCCAGGGTAGCTGTGACAATTCTTCCATTTTGGCCGGTTATGGGGAATATATCAGGTTTTTCAGGCTCTTTTGCTTTATTTTCCTGCATTACCTGGCATCCGTAGGCAAAAGCATCACTTGGATGGCTTGCCCAATTGTGCAAAGGCTCACGAGAAAAGACCCCGTTATCCTCGTTGTATGAGAACTCCCACGCCAATAGCCCATCCAATCCAGTCTCGCACAAGTCGCGGTGAAACTCACATCTTGGCGCTATTGTCCGCGCTGCGTTGATCTGATCCATTTTCTTGGATTGGGCAACAATCGCCACATTTCCCGGCCCGAACTCACGTGCAAACTGCTCAATCGTGGTGTATTTGCTTTGGAATGTTTTGGCCTTGGCGTCGTGCGGTAGCCATATCTTTGGGGCTTTCTTGCATCCCAGCCCGTTAACCGTTTCGTTAATGCGCGGTATCCAGTCTGAAGCATCCAGCCCTGTATCTCCCTCGTATTTGAGCAGGGAAAACCCGCCTATCTTGCGCTGCCAGTACCAAAACGAGGCGGTATCCCTGAAACCCAGATCGGAGCTAACCTCGATTGTGGAGCCGTCTTGATCGAACTCAACGCCGTTGTGAATCCTGCCATCGCGCTCTGCTTTTCCTATCCACTTGGCAAGGATGGCACCCTGACTTGAACCATATGCGCCATTCCATACGTGTTCCGCCTTGTCCTCATCGCTCTCGAAGTCGGTCAGCATGTCCTGATATAGCGGGGTTTCCTTGAACCACGGGTTATCGTACCAATTGACCATTACCGATATGGAGTCGGTGCGCTTTTCACTGCGAAAGAACTTATCCACAGCGTCCGTCTTATAACGCGGGTTCCAGCTAAACCAAAGCTCAGAGCCTGGCTTGCGGATGGTTGGTCTTAGCAGGTCTAGCGAGTGCTGGCTAAGTGTCTGCGCCTCTTCCACCCATGCTATATCAAAGCCCTCAAGTGATTTGATGTTGGCAGCGTTGAATGACTGCAAGCCCCTGAAAATGATCTGACTACCGTGCGGGCCTCTGATCTCCTGTTCAATGATGTCGAATTGATCTTCAATCCCGAACTTGATGATTTTGTCCGTCAGTAGCTGCTTTACCGATTCTTTGATGCTGTTCTGCACCTCACGCAAACAAACGATGCGCTTTCCAGTCAGGGCCTGGCAAACAATCTGTTCTGCAAAGAAGTGAGATTTAGCCCCGCCACGCCCACCATAAGCGCCTTTGTATCGCTTTGGATTGAGTAGCGGTACCAGCTTTTCCGGGACTTTAACCCTTAGCGTTGACAACTTCAAACACCACTTTGTTTACGGTCTGGAGTGGGTTGTCAGGGTCGCCTGTCACCTGCAGTGGTAGCAGTTTTGGGTAAATGTTGCCCCAGAATATGCGCTCATTGAGTTTGTCAGACTTCGCCCACGTCAGCAGGGCCACGCCACCGCCTAGACCTGATGCTGCATACTCAATCGCTTCTTTAGCCCCCTTGGTGACGCGATTAAGCGCCCCCTTGGGCCTTCCGCGCCCTTTGTTTGGCACGTCTGTATCTTTGCCTATTTTATTTGCCATGCTTACCTCGGGTTAACCGTGATGGCACAATTATTGCATATTATCGCTTTAGTGGCACATATCCTTTGAACTCAGCCTCGCGGATTGTCTTTGCCCATTCCAGAGCCTCAGCTTTTGTCTTTCCATCGCCGTGATTAAACTCGGCAATGTAGAGATCGTAACTATTCGGGTTGCTTGCGCTTCTAGTGAAGCATGGTAGCCATGTTTTCATCGCCACGCCATTTCCAGCGCCGTCCTGTGCGTTAGTGCGCTTTGTACGGTTGTCTGCGCAAGTTTACGCTTTTGCTCGCTACTCATCAATGGCTTTTCCTCGTCTGGTTCCGGCTCTGGTGGCTTCTTCAGCACCATGTTGCGCTCAATTAGTAGCTGTCTCCAGTTGTGGCGTACTTTGTAGCGGTTTGTCGCTTCGTCGTAGTCCATCAGGCCGAATGATGTTGCCTTTACGCAAAAGTCGTAGTAGCGGCCTGTAATCAGCGGGCTGCGGAGTTCTCTTGACCTAAACCAGTCCAGGCGCTCGCCTACTGCGCAAGCGGCTAGGACGGTGTTTCCTATGGGACGGGCCATTTACTTAGCCTGTAATTGAGTGTATCCACGGCTTGATAAGCGCCCATAGCCACGGTATGCCGTATATGAGTCCAGCGGTTACGGCTGCTGTAATAACGATAACCGCTAGAAAAGCCGTTGCCAGTGCCGAAGCTATTGCAGCGCCTAGCCCGTTCATTTCAGCACCCTACACCACACAGGCGCTCCGATAGTGCGGTCACATGGCCGGTCATGGTCGCTTGGCGTTCGTGCCGCCCTTGGTTCTGCTTTCGGCTCTGGTTTGCTGACGGGTTCGCGTGGTGTCGGTACGCGTGGTTCGCAGTGCTGTCGGGTGGCTTGCGCTTGGGTGGCAATGGCCAGGATTAGGAGTAGGGCGTATTTCATCGCTGTGCCACATTCATAGCCATAAATTGCACTTGCTGACCATGCCCACGAGCGGCTTGACGTTTGGCGTAAATGAACTCACCGCTTTCGATCACAACCGTGTTGCCTTTTTCATCTTTTCCTACGGTGTTGGTTTTGGCCCCGATAAAGCGCAATGGCCGCTCCACTCTGGCAATGCCCATGCGCTTACGCCGGGCTAGTTCGTCTTTTCGGTGTTGTGATACTTGTTTCATGGTCTTCCTTGGTTAAATCTTGTTGCCGTCTTTGTCAACCCACATCTGAGTCGGGAATGGCATATTGCACAGTTGCCTGATGTGAGCTTTGCCGCGCTCTGTCGTTTGATAAAGGTATCCTTCTTTTGCAGGCTCTATCAGACCGTTTTTCAGTTGCGATTCAATCTCATCGGCCACGGCTGGATACGCTGAAAGCGGGTGCGGTAGCGGACTGACATGGAAATGCAAAAGAATCCCAATTGCAAGCGGCGTCATGGTTTTCCTATGTTTGATTCAAGTTGTTTGCGCAAGATGCGCTCAAAGACGGTCAATGCCTCTTGTATAGCGCCTTCTTTGTCCTTTAGATAGGTGACAAGATGCCTGTCGGATTTACAGTTTAGCCATTTGACTGAGCCATCATCAAATACCTTCCTATTGCCAGTATGTAGAACAATCTCTATGTCCATAGCTTTCCTATGCAGGCCATTGCCCACGGTTGGTTAATTCTTGCACGGTTTTATGGTGAGCGTCAGTCCATATTTTCGTTCGTTCTTGCTGTGTCAGGCAATAGCTGGAGTCAACTTTTGTATGACATTTCGCACATAAAGCGGCTATGTAGATGTCACTCGCCTTGATTCCGCGCCCTTTTCCGTGTTTGGCCTGGTTCGAGTGTGCGGCAACTA